ATGAAATATATGAAGGAGCTTTTGCTTCTCCAAATATTCTTTTTTACTCTGGTAAAATACCTATGAAACTTAATGCTTCAATATAGTCTCTTTCAGGAAAAACTACCATGTTAGCTAAGTCCATTTTCCATTTTCCATCTTCTTGGATGGCTTTTGCTGCTCCCCATCCCCAACTGTCTTTGTTAGGACCATATGCAAACACCATACCTTGTTCTTGAAGGTTAATGGTGTTTGGAATCCAAACAAGGTTTGTTTCAGGATCTGTCCAAGCTAAATCTTTGTATAGCTCAGGTAAGTCCAACATTTGTTTTTCATAGAATTCTTCTCCTTCTTTCATTAGAGAATTAGACCAAAACCCACATGATAAGCTCATGTAGGTTGTAACTTCTGGGTTTAGTTGGGTTTCGATGCAAAGGTCTCCTCCACTTTTAGGACACATTATAATTTTTTCTGCTGTCATTTTTTAATTTGTTTTATATTTAAATAAATTTATTTCAAACAATAGAAGACCTATTGTAGTCATATGAAATTCTCCAAATTCATCTTCTCCATAGGCCATAAATAAACCTAGAGAAAATTCACTTATATCAGATAATGCATTGAATTCTATTCTCATATATTATTGCTCTATTTTGGTTAATTTTGGAAGTTCAATTTTACGGAGTTTTGGCAACTGTAATTGTTGCATCTTTGGAAATTCAGGTACTTTTGCTGTTAGGATCTCATCTAGTTTTTCTTTCATTTTATCAAATGAAAAGTTTGTTCTTGAATGATATCCTTGACGTTTACCTTTATCTGTATATTTTCCATAGTTCTCAAACATATCTTTTAAGTAATGTCCTAATTGAGAATAATCTACACTAAACCATTCAGCATCCGCTAACAACATATTATTTGCTGATGATGGGTGAATTTTGGTTAGATTACCTTTTAACAATGTAGTGAATTCTGGGTTTAGATAATCTGTATGTCCACTCCATCCTGTTGTAATGATTGGTTTATTGGTTAAAGAGAATTCAAGTAATGGGCGACCAAATCCTTCTCCTTTAGTTAAGCTAACCATTGCTTTAACTTTTGGATGGTTATAGATTTCGTTCATTTCTGTATCCGAAAATTCACCATGTAAAAGATAAATGTTTGGGAATTTAGATGCTTTAACTGTTGATTTAATTGCTTGAATACGTTTAATAATATCATCCCTATCCATGTAAGATGAACTTACAGTAGAGGTTTTTAAAATCAAAGCAGGAGCATTTGTTTTATTTTTGAATATTTCATAGAATCCTTTAATGAGTAATGAAATATTTTTTCTATCCTCACCAATTGGACCATTTCCAATCCAATGTCCTACAAATAAATAAGCAAAATTCTCTTTAATGTTAGGTAGCTCAAATGTTGATTTTACAGGTTTATATACTTCTGTATTTGCACCCTCAAACAATATCTCGCTATCTCCATTCCATTCAATTTTTCCTACGATTTGTTGTGTGTTGTTATCTCTTTTTTCAAATTTAGAGTTTTTTAACACCTCAATTGAGTGCTTAGAGGAGCCCAAGATTAAATTCATTCTGCTGCATCCCTCAACCCAATCACCGGGTGCTAATGTTGATTCGATTCCTGCGGTGATCCCAATGTTGTATTTTCCAATTGGTTGAAATTCATTTGGAACAGAAATTTGACACCAAATATCTGGTTGAGCTGGTAATTGTGGGGTTTGTAAGATGTATTGATTCAAAAATTCCCATTCAGGGTTTGTATCAATAAAATTCATAGGTGTATTTCCCCATCGTTGAGGTAAGATTTTTACATCATATTTGTCTAATTCTATAAGGGCTTTAACTATATCTCGTGAGCGTGCTCCGTATCCACTGAAAGTAGCTACGGGACATGAGATTACAAATGTTGGTTTGTTCATATAACTTATTTTAATTTAATTTCTGGAATGTGGTCTGTTGGATAATGAATGAATTCGTATTTATCTATTTTATCTTCATGTAGAGCTATTAATTCAGCAACATCTTTATTAATTTTCATAAAAGCAAATAAAACTGTATCATCTGGTTTGGTATCTCTTCCTGATAGATATGTTTTAATAGATACTTTATCTAATGCTTCTTGAGTAATAATTTTGTTATTAGCAAGTTGATGTGCAAAATGTTCTCTCATGTTTAGTATAGTAATTCATGATTTAATTCATCTTCTTTTACATCGTTAACATTGATGAACTCGAATTTTTCTCGTGGAATCCACGTGTTAAATAATTGATCTAGCGCGTTTATAACACGTTCTCCCATTATTTTTCCTGTAAAACCTGCTTCATTTAATGCCCATTCTCTTCCAGCTAAACCAAGTGCTTTACGCTCTTCTCTAGTGTACATAGAATATAATTCTGTAATTCTTTCACATGCATCCTCTGGTCTGCATCTATCATCCCAAATATATGGAGTAGTTGGAGAACCTTGAATTGAGCGGTTTGTTGGATAAACAGGGAATGCCCATTTTCCATGTTTTTTATATTTACCTGTGTGATTAGAAGGTACTTTTTTAGTTGGTGTAAACCATTCTCCAGATTCATCTGTAAAACGCATTTGATCTTGCATACCACCTGTTACATTAGCTATAATTGGAGTACCTGCTAGAATCGCTTCGGTTAGAGACAATCCCCATCCTTCATTTGAAGTTAATAGAATTTGAGCATCTGCTAAATTATACAACATGTTCAATTCTTGTGATGATAATCTACCCGTTGAAAAATGAATCGCGTTTGGATAATCTTTAAACAATAATTTACGTACTGCCTCTAAATCCGTTCCATGTTCACTTACAACTTCTGTATGTAAAACAAATGCACATTTGTCTGCTTTTTCTTTTGGTAAAGTATCTAGAAAATATCTAAACGCAAGCATTGTGTCTGGGATTTGTTTTCTTCGAATGTTTCTAGAGTTAAAGAATAAAACAAAATCTTTTTCTTCACCTTGGAAAATATTCTTTTTAAACTCAGAGTAAATAGAATCATTCTCGTCCAATGGTTTAAAAATATTTTCGTTTAATCCATGAGGAACATATTCAATTACTTTATTTCCACGTTTGTCTCCTAAAACTAACTCATTGATAAGTTTTGTTTGTTTAGAGATAGCTAACAAAGCATCACACGATTCATAAAATGCTTTATTGTACAATGGAGCTGGATAATCATCCCAAATGTTTAAGTAAATGATAGGGCATTGTCTTCTAATTTCGTTCTCCATTGCAAATAACCAATCAAAATATCTTGGATCTGTTATTAACATAATAGCATCCGGGTTCTCTAATTTGATTAGTTGACGGATAATATCAGGACTACCATATCCATCCACTGGGTATAAAAATACAGATGCATCTTCTAGACCTGCTGTTTGATTAGTATCTAGAGATAAATCAAAACGTTTACCTTTCTCTGGGTGGTTAATTGCTCCTGCAATGTTTACCCAATTGAAATGTTGAGCAGTATGGATAACGATTTCTCGTGCAATTGTGGCTACACCACTGTGTACTCTTATATCATCACAGATAAGGAGTATTTTTTTACGCTCATTTTGTGGTTTATAACCAAATTGTTCTTTCATATAACTTTATTTTTGTTTTAATATAATAACCTTTTTTTAATATTCCAATCTATTTTGATTGAAAATCAATATTTGTGTTATGAATTGCCTTACGAAATTCGGGGTCAGTGTTGTATAAATAAATTGCTCGTTCACTTAGTTTTTGAAAGGAAAATTTCATTTTGATTGTATTGATTCGAAATTCCTCAAATAGGTCTTTGTCTAACTTTACACTAGTTAGCACTTGATTTTTCTCACTCATATTTTATATATTTTAATTTATGTTATATATAAATATATGTAGTTTCTAGAAGGTTGCAGGGCAATGAAATGTCTTATGAAAGACACACCATCTACAATTATCGTTTTCTTTAGGTTGTAAATCTACTTTTTTAAATCCATTTGGATCAAATGCCTCTGTTATAAACTTATCCATACATTGAGTTGCTTTATTTATTTTAACTTTTCCTGATGGGGGAGAAAATATTTGGATACGTTTAACGGGATATTCTGGGTCCACTGGTATTTTTCTTTTAACTATAAAGAATTCTATTTCAATATTGTCAATTGGGAAATTATATTGTTCCGAAAAATATTTTTTATATAGAATAAGTTGAAATTGTTTTAGTTCATCTTTTTTCTGTTTATCATACCAACCTCCAGTGGATGTTTTTATATCATAAATTTTGATTGTATTAGTTGGTTCATGATACATTACAATATCTAAGTAACCTTGATATAAAACATTAGGTAGTTTAATGTTTGGGGTAAGTGAGATAGGAATTTCACATCCAACTAAAAACCATCCACGTTTGGAGAAATGTTTACCTTTGTTTTTAGAGAAATCTCTGATTATCTCTATTCCATCATCGTAAAATTCTCTAAGTTCTTGAGGGGTAGAGAAATGTTGTTTTTTGTTGGCTATATATTGTTTTTTATATTCCTCACTTAGTTTTTCTTGGAACAATTCAGATGTGTTGATTCTGTCTGCTACTGCTCCGCTTTGCTCATACATTACTGTTAGATAATGTTGGATTACCTCGTGTAAAGCACTACCAAATACAGTATGGATTGTTGAATTGAATTGTTTCTGTCCTTCTTTATATTGGAGTGACCATTTTTTAGGGCATTCTGTGTACATAGATAATTGAGAATATGAGATGAGCTTTTGAGTGGACCAATCTATTTCTCTTTTAATTATATTTCGAATATCCTTTACTACTTGAGGGACATATTTCTTTTTTGCCATAACCTTAATATACAAAAACTTTTTTAATTTTCCAAATATGAAAAAGAAACCCCCACGATAGCGAACGTTGGGGGTTTCGCCGTTACTGTTGGGTAACGGTCCTAAATATTATTTACTAGCATGATATGCTTTGATAGCATCTTTAGCATCTTTTTCAGTATTGTATTTTTGTGGCCACATTTTACCTGACTTTCCAGATAATACTCTCCATTTATCACCTACTTTTTTAACGTTAGATCCTTTAACTACGTCTTCATTCATTTCTTCTGTCTCACCTCCAACTAGATCTTCATAGTTATCCATTGATAATACCTCACCTTCAGCGCTCATAGCAATTGCTTTTTCAGCTAAATCATGTAAATCCATATCAGTTGAAGCATCTTCTCTAGCGAATTCTAACATACGAATAAATAAAGGAACATCCATTGTGATAGCATCAATTGGATTTTCCTCACCTACTTCTTCTACATCGATTTCTTCCTCACCTTCAGCCTCATTTATGTTACCCATATAATGATCAAAAGCTAATTCGTAATCTGTTTTTTCACGTTCTGGGAATGGGTTGTTGATAGCTCCAATTCCAACAAAATTTTCGTCTAATTGTTTTTTATTTTCTTTAACAGGTACTCCTGCTAGGCGTTGCATTTTTTGAAATTCGTTTTCCATTTTATAATTTTATTATAAATATTATAGATTTTTTGCTTCGCGCAATGTTTGAAGTGATTTCTGCATGTATAGAATATCATCCAATTTTTCCTGGATAGAATGTTCTAGCCAATCCTCTAGGGATAAGTCAGATCTATCGAGATCGGTATTATATTTCTTTTTTCCAAAAGTTGCTCTTTCAACAAATTTGTCAATGATTGAGTCTACTATTGAGTCTGTAACCTTAATTTCTCTAGTCATTATTTTACTAATTTTTTAATTTCTTTTTCTTCCACTCCTAATTGGTGTAAAATACCTGTAACACCTGTTGGGCGTAAAATGTCGATATATTCATCTGCTTCCCCTAAACTACATTCAAAATATTTAGCTATATATTCAGCTAGTTCTAAATTGGTTTTACTTTTTTTCGAACCAATGTATTTTAAAAATACTTTTCTTTTTGGGATCATCTCGAGGTAAATTGAATATATCTGTTTTTTATTGTCGTATGGGATTTTTTGAATATAGTTGACTAATTCAATATAATCAGGGCACATAGATACGTATCGATTGATTAAGAAAGAATTAAAGTGTTTCCATGACTCCTCCGAAATATTTTCAATAGGGGTTTTATAAAGGGTGATTTCATTCAACCACCCAAATAAATTAGCTATGTCTTTTTGTTTACTCACAATGAAATATCTGCGTATTTTTCTCTAAGTTCTGGTGGTAAAGAATCTTTAATGATTTTACGGCTCTCTAAATCATAAAATACCGGGATTGGAATAAGAGCATCCTCTTGGGCTCCAACTAGGAATTTGGAAATTTTGCGCATAATAAATGCTTGTCCAAATAAGTGTCCGCCATCAAATCCTGTTACAGGAGTTGTAGTGGTAAAATCAATGTGTGGTGTTTGTTTATCCATTTTTATTTTTGTGTTTTTGGTGTCCATTTTTCACTTACCTCAAAGTATACAGGTTGTCTCATATTCCATCCCTCCATTACCTCAACTGGATTATTTTCATCCAATTGGATGGTTTTATATCCGTGTCTGTAGTGTTTTTCTCCAGCTAGGTATGCTTTAAGATGTTTTTTTTCTTTCATGGCTTCGTCTCTGCTTTCAAAGCCGCTTAATTTTCCTCCAAATGAACGAGTGTGATCATCGGATAGGTAAAATGGTTTACTTTTCATATAACTTGTTTTTATTTATTTACTTTTTCTTTTTTATATTCTATAAAATCATGGATAAAACCAGCTGCAACTATTAAGTTCATACCAATGGATGCTAATATCTCTGTTATATCTTGATAAATTGTGGTCATCAAATGGATATGCCCTATTGTCCAGAAAGGTACGGCTAAATTATTTGATATCCACGAAAGACTATACTTTAGGAAATATTTCATGTGGTTAAAATTTTATAAGCCCATATGTAATTACAGGAAGAACTATTTTTTTTCTCTTTTATTTTATTTCTTCTACAACAATTATTTATTGCTGTATAACTTAAATTTAATGTTTTAGCTGCTAATTTACCCGTTTCCCATTCTTTTATAAAATTTCCATTAATATCATATTGGATTACAGGTTTTCCGAATGATATAGAACATGATAAAGATAGGTTTTTTTTATGTGACTCTGATTTTATCTTACCTAAAGCTGATTCTTTCATTTTTTGAATACATTCTTCATTTCT